CAGGTCAACCTCTGGCGGCCGGCCGTGGTGGGCGTCGAGGAGGCCGCCTACCGGGCACCCGTGACCCGCGACCTGATCGGGCGTCTGTTGCGGGGTGACCTCCCCTGCCACTTCCAGGCGGTCAAGCCGGTCGCGGACAAGGTGCTGCGCGCCAGGCTGCCGGCCGGGCGGGCCGAGGCGGGGCTCCTGTACTGCGACCGGGGCGCGCCCTGGTTCGAGGAGTTCGCCGCTGAGCTGACCGCGTTCCCCAACGGCTCGCACGACGACCAGGTCGACGCGCTCAGTGGCGCGACCCAGCTCGCGCTCGAGTGGGTGCCCGAGCGGCAGCCGCGCCCGATCCAGTGGGGAGGCGCCTAGTGGCGACCGACCTCGCCCGGCGCGATGACCGGCAAACAGGGTTAGCGCTCGAATTAGTCGATTCGTTGTTGAAAGACTTTCAAGAGAGAGATGAACTCTACAGGTACATCGACGCAGTTTTGTACGGGGGAATCGACACCAAGGTCCCGGCCGGTTACCGCAAGTTGGCCAAGCCGCAGCATAATCCATTAGCAATTTACTTTACGAACACCATCACCGCCGCCTTGACCGTCGACCCGCCGACCGTGCAATTCCCGGTGACGGGCGTGGGCGAGGCCGCGCAGACCAACGCGACCTTGCGCGAGCACTTCTTCGACGCCAGCTGGGAGCGGCAGGAGGAAGAAGCGGAGGCGCCGCTCTTCCGCCGCTTCACGCACGCCGTCGTCTGCAAGGGCGAGGGCGTCTTGAAGACGCTGCCGCGCGCGCGCTCGGCCTGGAGCGGCTACACGAGCTTCTCCCAGGAGCTGCACAAGCGCTTGACCGAGGGCGACCTCAAGAAGCTCGACACCGACTCCAAGGACCGGATGTACCACCACGCGACCGAGGAGTACAAGAAGACCGTCGCGCCCTACCCGATCAAGTCAACCGACGTGCAGCCGGAGACCTTCTACTACTGGAAAGGGGAGGACGGCATCACGCTCGCCGTCGAGCACAAGCGGGTGCCGTACCTCGAGACGCTGGTCCGCTACGGCCTCGCGCTCGACCGCGACGGGCGGGTCGTGCCGCAGGGGATGGCGCAGGCGCTCCCGGCCGAGGACTGGCGCGCGGCGATGTCGAACACGTCGTCCTTGCTGATGGACGAGATCTGGACCTGGAACGAGTGTCTCTACATGCTGAGCGGCCAGGACCAGTTCACCCGCTCCGCCAACCGCGCGACCAAAGCGCGCCACTTCCGCCACACCTTCGGCGACCCCGTCACCAGGAGCCTCAGGGGCCCGTACGCCCACTGCCTCGGGACCACGACCGCGAGTCGCCTACCGGAGCGGGCGGGGCTGGGCGTTCTGTACGGTTTTTTGGATCTCTTCGTCTACCTGGACGAGTTGCTCTCCGTGCAGCGCATCAACGCGATCCTGACGGGGCTCGCGAGCTTCAAGCGGAACCGTCCCCCCAACGCCGGCACCGCGGATTCCGACTACGGCGACGACGGGCGGATCTCGACGCGCCAGCCGGTCACGATCGAGCCGGGGTTCATCTTCCCCGACGACGTCGGCCCGATCGAGATGCCGCGGGCCGGCGAGGCGCTCCCGGCGTCCATCGCCCAGGTGCGCGAGTTCCTCGACCTGATCCTGCCGAAGGTCTTGCAAGGAGTGGTGGACACCACGGACAGCGGCTACCAGCTGGCGCTGGCGGCGCGGCTCGGGCGGGTCGCGTTCGATCCGATGGTGGCGAACGTCCGCCGTGCTGCCGCGAGACGAGTGAGTTTCGAAAGTTGGTGCATCGAGAACGAGATCGGCGAGACGGTCTACGCCTTCGGGACCCCGGTCGCTAAGCCCGGTCAGCGCTCGGCCCCGGCGGGGTCCGTGCTCGCGATCGGGCCCGACGACCTGAACGGCGTCCACCGCTACCGCGTCTACCTCGAGCCCGAGGACAAGGCCTCCGAGCTGGTCGAGGTCAGAAAACACGCGGAAATGGTCCAGGCAGGCTTCGAGTCGCGCTCGATGGCCGTTGAGGCTTTAGGTGGGAATTGGGAGGAGGTCGACCTGGCGCGCACGATCGAGCGGGTGATGGAGACGCCCGAGGTCCAGTCGCAGCTCGACCGCCGCATCCTCCAGAAGATCGGCGCCGCCCAGCAGGAGGACGTGGCCGCCGGCGACGCCGCCTTGATGGGTGCCGTCGGGGTGGGTGCCCCCGGCGCGGTCCCAGGCGCGCCGGGGGCACCACCGCCGGGGGTGCCCGTTCCGCCCGGTGGCGGCCAGCCGATGGTCGGCCAGCCCGGCGGGCCCGAGGCCGGTGCCGCACTCGGCGGGATGGGCAACGAGTTTTTCGGCGGTCAAGGGCTGCCGATCGCGCCGCCTGGACCGGGGATGCCGGCCATTCCCGCGCAGGCACCGACCGGGCCGCCGGGCGGGCTCCCTCCTGTCCCGTTCGGCGCGCCCGGCGGCATCCCGCCACCGGCCCAGCAGGTGCCGCCGGTTCCCGGCTGGCCGCCCATCCAGTAGGAGGACGACGGTGGGGGGGACGCGAACCGTGCTGATGGACGACACCGAGGCGGTGCGCGCGGCCCTGGGCCGCGGACCGTGGCGCGACGCCATCGAGACGCCCGGGGGATTCGCGGATTTCCAGCGCGCCGACGGGTCGTGGTTCCAGTTGCACCCCGACCGCCTGGCGGCGCTCGCGGCGGCCGGCGTGATCGAGCGGGGTTCCGACCACGCGACGACGCGGATGACGTTCAAGACCTGGCGCCTGACGACGGCGGCCCCGTCCTGATGGCGCGCCGGACCGCGGCCGACCGGGTGGCCGAGGAGGTGGCGCTGCGGATCGAGCGCACGGCGACCCTCGCCGCGGCCGCGATCCTGGAGTCGATCTACCGGCCGCAGGTCGTGAGCCCGACATCCGACGCCGCGCTCGACTACTGGGAGCGGATCCTCCTCCCGGGCGGCCAGTTCGATCCCGCCGGGCGCGACCGCGTGGTGGCCCAGGTCGGCGCGCCCGAGTACCGCGAGATCGCGCAGTCGCTCGCCCGCCGGATGCGCCGCGAGGCCGAGGCGGCGCCCGAGCCGCCCCCGCTGGCCGTCCCCGCACCCGTCCCGCTCGAGGAGGTGGCCTAGGTGCCGGTCGTCAACGAGATCCCCGGCGCGTACGAGCGGATCAGGGCCCAGGCCGACGCGCTCGCGGCGCGGCTCGGGATCCAGCGCGAGGTCATCTACGGCTACTTCAACGAGACGGCGCACTTCCCGCAGACGCTCGGGGAGCTCGAGGCCTGGGGGAACCAGCAGACCAAGTACGGCGTGTCCCGGCGCGATCCGGCGACCGGCGCCTGGCGGCCGATCATGCCCGGCGTCAACCCCGACCCGCGCCTCTCCGCCCTCGACCGGGGCGGCTTCCCCCACAACTTCACCAACGCCGAGGACTCCGACATCCAGCGCTTCCAGCAGGTCGATCCGTCCGGGAACGTGTTCGGTGGCTCCTGGGATCCGAACTACAACCGCGCTCACCCCGAGCTCGCCGGACAGCCGGCGTTCCAGACCGCGCAGGCCGGCCTGAGCCGGGGACCGACGGCCGGACCCCAGGCGACGAGTCGCTCGGCCCAGACGATGGGCGCGATGGCGGCCCAGGCGCGCCCGTTCGACGACCGCAACTACGTGGCGCAGGAGGGCACCCAGTGGGTGTCCTACGTGGACGGCGTCCCGGTCTACCGCAACAGCCAGGCCGAGGCCGAGCAGGACTACAACAACCGCACCGGCGGCGGCGCCGCGCCGGCCACGACCGCGCCCGGCGCGGCGCCGCCGGCCACCACGAGTCCGGGCGCGAGTCCGGGCACCAAGCCCGCCGGCGACACGTTCGTCGTGCCCCCGGAGCTGCTCACCGCCGCCAACACCGGCGCCAACAACGCCGCGATGATCGCCTACTACAACAAGCGGCTCGAGCTCGACCGCGACATCAGCCTGCGCCTGGACGAGCGCGAGAAGCAGCGGATCGCGCTCGAGGCCGCCCGCGACGCCGCCACCAGGGCGCACCAGGAGGCCACCGACACCGGCTACACCGGCTCGCGCGCCGCCGGCCAGGGCCAGGCCGTGATGGACGCCCTGAACGGCCTGCGATCGAACCCCCAGTACGCCGCCGCCGACGGC